AATTTATGAACTGTCTTTTCAAACAATATCAAAACCTTCATCCTGAAGAATACTTATGGCACCATCTTCAGCAATGTTCAAAGCATCTTGATAATCACCTTCTTCAATACATTCCACAATGGCTTCTACTTCATCAGCAACAGTAGAGTTATCAGAGAGATCATTCAAGCTAAAAGGCACATGCTTGTTAAGATACACATTTAGAATCCATCTGGCTATTTCGTGTGAATCTTTGCCTGAATCTACGTAATCTTGTATCTTAGAAATTATAATCATAAAACTTTGTAGCTTGTTCACCTTTTTTGTGTAAACCAAATAAACTATATTGTGTCCTTTGTCCCACTTCAGCCCAGCGCTTGGCTTTAGCACGCCAGCTAAGGGTCTTTACCCTGTTCTTGGGGTTACTGGAGTGTTTATACTCTTGTGAATAATTGTCTGCAAAATGACCACTGAAGCCACCAGGATGAAAATCTTTGGGCTTACGAGTGCATTCTGAATCTAGTTCACGAATCACAATTCTACGAGGGCTCATAACTTCAATCACTTCCCATGCATCCCGATCAGTCCAATGAAATTCAGTCACATGCTGACCTACAAATGGTGCTTGTTCAGGTAGTTGTACTGTCTTGAGGTTCATATTATTATTATGGCTGAAATTAGCTCTCAGTCAACATGTTTTTTATAGTTCTTAAAACAAAAGGCCGGCAGAGCGTTATTGTTGTGCTCTACCGGCCCCCCATCTAATCTACGGGATTAGATCAGTTAAGCAGTAACCACTGCTTCAGACTTCGTCGTACGGATGCCAGCGGCTTTAACGCCCTTCTGTTTACCGTTGAGAGTCAGGATGCGGCTGATCTGCTGATCAGATAGACCCTGCTTCTCGCCGCGTCGAAGGTTCTTGAGAACCTCGCGGGAAACGTAATGGCTAACAATTTCGTCGACAGTCGTATTCGCTTTGCTAGCCTTGTTAGCGAGATACTCCTGATTGGTGTTCCGGTTCTTGCCACTGACAATGCAGGTCAAGACCGGGGTCTTATTCGCCTTGGGGGCGTTAATGTTGCTCTTCATTCCTCTATTATGTATGAAATCAGACATGAGTCAACTAGTTTCTTTCCGTTTCTGTTTATATTGTTCAAGCCGAACCTGATTCATTTTATAAAGCGCTTCAACATACAAGTCCATGAATTCAATCACACTGTTCTTTGCATCTGTTAAATTGCTGTAAACATCTGAGAATGACTTGTTTACAAATTCTGCATGCCTGGACATTTTAGCACCACTGAAGCTGCATTCATACATATCTTGTTTATTGAGAACAATTACCAAGTAGTATGTCTTATAATCTCTCAATACATGCATCCTATCCCCGTCCTGCTGCCAATGATGTCTTCTCAATTGCTTGGCATATTGCTTGCCAGTAATGCGTTTGTTTCTCGCTGTAGCTAGACCCTTCTCTAGCTTTATTCTAACTGTGTCACTCACTACACAAACCAGCAATTGGCTTTGAGGACGCATTCTTTATAGTCATAATAGTAATAGCGCTGTTCACCATCTGCTACAAGCATTGGCTTTTTGGAGATATATTCTTTCCATTTTTCGGTAAACTCTTTACCATGAACGGTATAAACATCATTCTCTAGAACATAGTCATAGGTAGAAGTATTACCTGTCGTGTTTTTAGGTGTATGAGTTCTTCTTTTACAAAATTTCATCGGGTTTATTAATGAATTGATAAAAGTAAGCATAGTCTTCATTAAGCAACATTTCAAGAGGTGTTCTGCCTCTAAAGTATTTATTTGGTGTTGACATAAAATAATCTAACTCTGGACCACTATAATCCTTGAGAAGTTCTAATATCTGTTTCTGTTTACTATTTAAATTATCCATCATGTATACAGTTTATCCAAATCTTTTTCATCCACAATATATGTGAGTCTTCCGTTATAATATTTTACTTTCTTTTTATTTAAGAAACTTTCATAAGAAATCTCACCTATCATGACAACAAAATCACTCTTGTTACTTTTATCATAATAAGCTAAAACATATTTCTTTGGTTTCTTAGGAGAAGATAGGTTTGATACTTTGAGCTCCTTATCTGGTCCATTATATGTAACAGTTTTAACTTGGGCACCATCTGGAAAGTCAATGCCTTTATCGCCCTTGCTCTTCACTGTTAAATTAACTTTTTGCCCAGTCATCTTACCATACCCATATTCACCCACAGTGCCAATGCACATGGAATAAACAGAATATCTTCTAGTTAGCTTCCACCTGGAGTTTTCATTCTCTTCTGCGTCTCTTATAACTCTACTAGCAAAGTCAAAAATCTTTTTCTTTTCTTGTTTAGTAATAGAGATAACTCTGCTCATTAGTATGTAGCGCCCCAAAGCTTCACATTAGCATTGGGGTCTCTCCTGCCATCTGGACTGTCCATCATGTTATATTTGGTGTTGTTTCTATCTTGTGCATCTTCTTGCATACCTGGACCTGGATTAAAACCATAGTTATTGTTGCTATTAACACTAGCGCAACCAACTAACGCTAATGGCAGTAAACAGATAAGTTTTTTCATACTTTATATATATTAAATGATTCTATAAAAAAGTTCAATAAAAAAGTGGAATCCTATGATGCTTAATATATTATATGTGCATGTCAAATGAACAAAACAAAGATTTAACAGCAAAGCAACTTCCTTGTGGTGGGTATGCCATTTTTGGCTTTGATGCAAAAACTAAAGCCAAGATTCAAATTGGTTATATTGGTGCTAACCTTCCTTTAGAAGGTTATCTACAAGGCGTTAAGATTGAGAAATAATTATTTCTGCTTGTCTTGTGTATCATAGGAAAACCTAGATACAACATCATTGCAAGTATTAACAATACTACCTACAATATGAATTGTGGTTTTTGGGTTCAGCAAAGCAATAGCTAAAAAGAAGCCTAGAATAAATCTTGACATATAATTATTGCTGGTGCAGATCTTCTTCTGTAATCCAACGCCAATTGCCTTTGTATTCATCATATTTGGCGTAACCATGATAAATAGCTTGACTCTTGAGCTTCTGTAAGTCTGTGTCTGTCTTCATGCAGAATAGCATTAGAGCATATATAAACACAGCTACCAAGTTCTCAAAGGTGAGAATATACTTTTCAACAAAGTTAATAATGTTCAACATAACTCTAATATAAATGAATTGAAAAATAGTGCAACTACTTTAACCAGACGTATGAAGGATCAAGGGTTTGCGTATCCAAGTAATCCCACACCTTCCAATTCTTTGTGCCCAAATGAGCTTCAAACAAATTATGGATAAATGCTTCAAGATCATCAATGTGCCACACATCATCCAGTAACTTCTTGCCTGTTGTGCGAGATTTATGAGCAACGTGATCTGAATATGCATAGGCAAAGCCCGTGAATGGAGGAATCATGCAACCAAGACCCACCAAGTTTCCTAAAATTCTGGAGCATACCTCTTTGCCTCCTACAGAGTGCATGGTCACAATGGCACCTGCAGGCTTGCCAAGCAAGTGTTTCTTACCTTCTATTTGTGTCATCTTTTCAAACAATTGTTGCATGGGTGAACCCCATGAGTCCCAATAAGTTCCAGTGCAGAAAATAAGAGCATCAGAAGCTTTAATAGCCCGCCGTACTTTGATCCAATCAAATGTTGGTGACAAATGAATAATAGAAACCTTTGATTCTGGATCTCGTTTAACGACAATCTTTTTAACCTTTTGTATGAGATTGTTGGTGTTGCCAGTACGGCCACCTAGAGATCCATTTACAATTGTTACCTTCATATTATGAGTATAAATGAAATGCTACATTAGTCAATAATTAATTCAGACTCGAACCTAAATACTTATATGCTAAGCTAGGGGTGGTGGGAATTGAACCCACATTACGCCGGCTTATCTGGCCGGTGCTTTACAGGCTTATAAGACCTGTCCTAAGGCCAATATTAGCAACACCCCTAAAGGGGCTATCGTATTCGAGAAGAACGAGTCTTGCGTTTCTTTTTTAAATTCTTAAACGTATAAATTGCTCCAATGGAGCTTGTGGCAAATACAATAAGAAAGGCTGCAGTAATCATTTGCTTGCAATGCTATTAACAAAAGCTGTGAGCTTGGTAAAATCATCTTCTAGTGAAGACAGTCTCAATTCTAATGCTGCAATTTTTTCATCCCTTGCATCATAGTTAACTGTGGTTGGGTCATTAGTTGCTTGGATACTTCCTGCAGTTACTTCTAAGCTCATTTAATTAATATAAATGAACTTTTATTATAATCAATCGTTTTTCTTTGGTGTATGTGGTTTTGATTTAGGCAGAAGTGTCTCAAATCTATGCAAAACATCACGATAATACTTGCTATTCTGTTGATTATGAAGTTTTTCCAATATCTCTTTACATTCTGAAAAGGTAAGTTGATTGACTTTTTTCTTGTTACTCACAATAATATTTAATGTTTTAGAATAAATAATATTATGCCGTACGGAAAAGATAATTCTTTGATGTTTGCTGCTTACTCCAAGCGCTTTGAAACATCCAAACTAGTAACTGAATCAGTAGAAACTGATCCTAAAGTGATTGCTAAAACAGAAGATCCTGCTCATGATGGTGCACAAGTGACTGATGCTGACATGAAAGCTGCTAATTACCTTGCCAACAAACGCAAAGCAATAGAAGATAAAATTGCTGAAGACAAGAAAACAGCTTCTGAGAATGAAGAGAATGAGAAGAAAGGCATGCACAGTGATGCATTGTTCATTTGGGATTATCTTCTCAACAAGAAAAAATATTCTCCAACTGATGCCATGAATGTCGTTAACATGGCCAAAGTAGCGTTTGAGCACTTGGTCTAATCAAACAGCGATTCTATTAAAACATTCCCCGTTAAAAATCATCACATGAGTCGGAACATTTGATTGGAAATGCCCAGCAATATAATGCCGGGTAACATATGCTTCTTTCTTGGATGGGCTTATTGATACAACGGAATCTTTTTCCAGAGGTGTGATCACAGGTGCATTGAATTTCATCTTCTTTAAATTGTCACCATACTGTGCAGATAGGGATCTGAGGTGAGTTTCAATCAAACGATCTTCTGGTGTCATAAAAACAAAGGAGCAAGGTTAGAACTATGCTCCTTCATTAGCGTCACGGTTTGCTTGCAATGCATCACCGGTGGACGTGGTTAGCGCTTGGTGAAGCAAATTTGATACACTGTCAATGAGTCTCTCGTTTTTATCTAGTTCTGTTTCTCCTAACTCATAGAATATGGCGTGCAGAAGTTCATGTAAGAATGTACTCTCTATACGCGATACTGGAATGGGATCAGGAGCTTGAAGTTGCATTACATGTGTAACTTCATTCAAAGAGCCATACTCACTGTTGGTTGCGAGAACATGCTCATCAACTTCCACTGTATAGGTATGCCCAGCAAGTTTAAACTCAGTGGGTACTGTGAGTTTCATGGCTTTTAGCTATTTGAATTATTTGCTAAAATCGCCTAGATCGCGCTTGAATGTGTATTCACCGGGCTCTGTGACGAGTGTGTTGAATACTTCATCAGTAGCATCTGCCATAGCGGCAAAAGGCGAGGCAACGGCAAAAATGCCGAAGTTAGCAACTGTAACAGCTGCTCCTACAGGCCTTACAAGCACTACATCACCAATGCAAGACAGTACCTGTTCACAGGACAAATCATCATTGGCAGCAGTACCGGTATCAGCCATGGCCAATCCAGCTAAAGATGCACTAACAATTAACGAAGCCATTAGTTTGTTCATATAGATATATATTAACAGAACATAGATTTAAATCAAGCTTTAAATAGAATTCTTAGTTTATTTGTTTAAATATTATATTATGGCTGATGATCCTCTGTTTAAATTTCTACAATCTGTCACAGAGAAGATTAAAGTAGAAAAAGATCATAAAGCTTTAATGGAGAAGATAGACGGTAATACCGTCGTTGAGCCTAAAGAAGACCCATTATTATCAGCTATTAATGTTCTTAAGCAGAAGATAGTTGAAGTCAAACAGCCTATAACAGCTGAAGTTATTGCAGATAAAGCGGAAAATGTAGGGGGTACTATTGAACCCATACCGGAAGCTATTGAAGAGAAAGACAATTTTGGTGATTTTTTAAGCAAATTAAAAGATATAATTTCAGGAGATAAACCTAAAGATATATCCCCTACAGTAGCTACAGAGACACCTGCTCCTGTTGTTCAAGAGCAAGAAAGCATTGAACCAAAGACAGAAGAGAGCAAGCCTGATGCAGTAGATATTAAAAATGATTATGTTGATGTTTTAGATAAACTGAGCAATGAGGTGGCAGTAGAGAAAGAACCTCAAAAGATTTCTGAAATTAAAAAACTCATAGAACAATACGCAGAGAAGTATTTTAAGAAAGCTGCTATAATGTCTGAGTATGCAGGTGGTGGAGGTACTAATGCTGTTCAGTATGTCAATGGCGGTACTATGAATGGTGATTTGAATGTAAATGCGAATTATCTATCTGGCGGTGTTAATCTTTTGGATATATTTGTTACTAGTGAAACAGATAGCCAGACATTGTCTTTTAACGAAAGTAATGCACAGTTATCTATTTCTAATGGCAATACAGTTAGCTTGTCTGCATTGAGTGGAGGGGGCAGTGGCCCTGCAGATAGATTAGTTAACGGCTCCTACCAGGTAGTGCTTAGCAGTGATGGGCAATTAAATGTACCTGGAGCGATAGTTACAGCAAGTAATAGTAAGCTGGATCTTGTCGGTTTTGGTCCTAACACAGCATACCTTACAACTACACCAGATGATAGTACAGCATTGTTTATGGGTGCAGCTGTTGCTGAATTACGTGCTAGCACCTATGTTAGTATTACTACTAATACTGCTGGTACTCCCTATCTATGGGAATTTGGCGCAGATGGTGGTTTAAAATTCCCGGACAACAGCACACAAACAATAGCATTCACAGGCAATCCGGATTCAAGTAACTGGGATAGTACCTATACCACAGTAAAAGACACTAGCGGATATTGGTCATCAGCTTACACCACATTGTGCAGCACCAGTGCATTTAGGGTATCTAATACTATTACTTCTGTATTATTTCCAAACGGTTATGCATTCTCCAGTGCTGACACAGGCAAAACTTATCATGTGGATACGCGTTCAACTCCTGTGAGTGTTTTGCTTCCTGTAGATCTTCCCAATGACTTCAGTGTTACTCTAGTAACATTGGGTACAAACAATATGCATGTGTCATCATCTCAAGTGCCCATGCTTTGCGCAACTGGCACAAAAGTTAACTTGGCTTTTGCATCTACATTCATATACAAATATGATAACTTTTTCTGGGGATTGGGCAGTTTAATATGATAATTCCAATCACAACTCAATACACAGGTACCAGATATGAAAATGAGGCAACAACTTATTTCAACAAACTAGGTACTCCCATATCTGATGCTGCCAAAGTTCAGATCAATGATTTGATTGTGACCATGAAACGATTGAACATATGGGATCATTGCATAAGTGGCTGGTTATTTTTACCAGAGCACAGCGGAGTTCCTACTGGTGCTACCATAGGAACATTCTATGACTTGAAAGGTGCGGTGAATCTGAACATGGCAGGTTTCGCTGAATCCAGTCAAACACAAACAACAAAAGGACCACATATTTTTATTGATGGAACACGTACCAAGTATGCTGTGTTGAGTGGCACATACCCTGTGGCAGGTGTTTTTGGTGATACCAATTATGGCAATGGTGAACCACTGGGATGTGTCATGGGTGCTTACATTGATGAACCACAATTTTGGACAACTGAAGGGTTAGCAATTAACGGTATTCGTCCAGGGTTTATCATAGGTGTTCAACAAACCAAATACCCCACTGCAGGAACCAATGGAATGATATATGAATTTTCTACCAGTGGTTCTGGAAATTCTATTGCTCTCACTCCTAATTTTTACAGCCGTCAATTTCAAGCACAATTTCCTTCCACCCGGGGTATAAGAACTGGATTCATAGCAAATCAAGGCATAATTCATGAACAACCCATTTTTTATGCAGTGGATCCTACTGCCACATTCGTCAACTGGTCGTTGAATGCGGACAATACAGTAGGTGCCAACACCAGTCATGGCAATGTGTTGAGTGCATATACCTATGTGGCTTTTAGTACATTGTCTCCTGCTTTTAGTGCCACAGTGCCTCGCACTCGAGCATTCAACCGAGGAAATACACCTGCTAATACTGTGGAGTCTGGTTGGTACAGTACCCAGCGGTCTGTGTACAATCCAAATGCAGATACCCCTTTTCAAGGATTTGGTTTAAATGCTTCTGTAGCTGGTACCATAACCAGTCCCAATTTAATCATATGTGCTGACAGACCAGCAGGAACTGCAGTAGGAACCAATGGTGGCAATCCCATGTTTTTATTCTTCTTTTCAAAAAAGACTAATTTTGGATTCCGTGGCACACACAACTTGGTTGAATTCAACATGCAATTGAGAAAATTATGTGGCAGCAGAATGCTACCCATGATATCCCCATTGGACCGAGGCAGAATGAGATTGAGTAGAAATTTAAATGACACACAAATGCCTCCACCTTTGATTTATGTAGGACTGAGCGGCATCAATGGATCAGACATGCTGACTCTGTATGGCAATAGTCCAGTGAGTGCTCATGCTGGATCTTTGTCTGCATTTAATATAGAGTTGTGGTGTGAAAATGGTGACTATAATTTGTTTCCTTCCACAGTTACCAGCATGACTTCTGCCACTTACAATAGTTTTTTAAACCACATTCAGTACCGGTTGCACAATGGATTTTCCTTGGCTAATACCAGCATGGTGTTTCCATTGTGTGCATTCACTTTAGGAGCAGGCCAAACAGTGACCAGGAGCATCGGAGGATATTTGACTAAAACATATCGCAAATTGTGTACTGCCACTGTGGCACCAACTGCAGCTTGTATTATTAGAAATCATAGCACTGCATATTCATATCTGAGTGATTTTGAAGTGTTAGTTACAGATTTCACTTTTAATTATGTGCCTTAAGGCAACAAGACCAGACATTTCAAAACAGTATAAAAGACAGCTAATAAACCCCCTCCTATAATATACTTAAGAGCCTTAGAATTTTCTATGCGCAAGTTATAGGCATTCTTTTCTACGTACTTTACTGCAGCATCATACTGCAAACGGTTGCACTCCACCTAAATAATTATATGCTACAACAACTAAAAAACCACTTCAACAAAGGCTACAATATGGTTTTTTGGTGTTTGTTTAGTCCAGCCATGATTTGGACTTTACTTGGCGTTCATGAACTGTACACGAAGTATATTGACCTACTGACCAATCAGGATCACCTTCAATTCTTCCTGAGATTCTTCTTCCCCATATCGCTTGCACTGCTTGTAACATGCCTAGAACGCAGACAGCGACAAAGGAGAGAAGCACTAGTAAAAAACATATACAAGTATCTGGAAAATTAGTCTTTAAATCTTTCACGAAGATAAAAAATATATATCAACACTGCTACACATACCAACACAGAAGAAATAGTCATACCTTGAATGCTTTGTTCCACATCACTTCAAATGTCCAACCTGCAAAACTGAAGCCAAATTCACAAAACGTCTTTCGAAATGAACCGTAAAACCTAGGAAATAAATTATATTTAAAAGCATTTAGTATATAAAAACCTAAACCATTATCTAGAACAACTTTGAAGTAAGGCCTGCTAATAAAAGCTCTTGTATTATTATCCCATTTACCATAAGCACTCTGGTCACCTTTCCCAAATTGAATAATCATTAATATAATATACAGGAACTATGCATACAATCAATCCCAAAGATTTCTGTAATAAATACTGAACAACTGCAAACCTCTCTTTTGTCTTTTTTCACCCGCTTTAAATTCTTCATCATTCACTGTGCCATCATAAGAATCAAAATCTATCTGCCATTGAAATGCAAATATGATATCATCCAGAACAGCTCTCCATTCATCTTCTGTAAATGCATTTGGGCCTTCATACCCGGGCTCCTGGGACCCTGCATACACTTCTTCAGCTGTTAATACCTCTATGTCACCAAATCTATCTTCTCTGTGCCATTTAAGACTGGTGCCATGAAATTTGTCTCTCATAACCTTAAGCACAGGAACAGCTTTTCTGGCAATATACCAAGCAGCATTCCATTTATCTAAATCATCATAACCCCGGAATAAACGCTGTACAGCGTACTTAGTTTTATAATAAAGACCAGAAGTAAGCCTGTAGTACCATTTCCAAAAGAAAAGATATGCAGCTTCTATGTATTTATTTTTTGAAAAAACAGGCTCACTATACCACTTACCCATGATTCTTTTGACCTGAAGTTCTATTTCTTGTTTACTCTTCATGCTTCTTGAGAGTGAAGGAACCATCTCTGTTGTCAATCCATTTAATATTATCACCCTCTGTCCAGTCCATTTGTTCCAATAGATCTTCAGGCAGAATAAAATAGTATTCGCCTGTAATTTCGTTCTGCTCCACTTTGAGTGTATATGTCATGTTATACTCCGTGCCAGCGATAAGACCAAGTAATAATTTTGTTGCAAGCTTTTTGAACTAGAAGTTTTGTAAAGTAGATTACTGGGTTAACAGTTTCTTTTAGAATAGGATAATACCATTTAGACTGAAATGCTCTTCTGGCAGCAAAACTAATCTCCATGTTTTTCTTAAACTCTGCATCATCTTTATGGCGTTGATTGGCTTTCTCTTCACTCTCTACACTGCATTCACCAAACTTAACAGATTTAACTTTACCATCTGCAGCTGTAATATTATAGCTGAGGTCCAGGTAGCGCCCAGCAATTTCTGTGTATGTATATATTTCAAATGTTTTTGTAATTTTGCTTTTTTCTCTAACTGCAACAGTTTCATCTACTAATCTATCTTCGTCACTATAATGTGTTTTATGTATTGTATTAAAGAAAAACTTTTCTAAGAATGAGCGATTATCTTGCCAATCTTTAAAAGGGTTAACATGTTCTTTCTTTTTGCCAGTAGGCTTGTATACTGTTTCAAAAATCTGACCTGCTTCATTGATATAATAAGTAGCTAGAAAATTTTCTAAATCTTTAGTTTGAAATTCAGAAGGAAGCTTGGCGCTGTTTGCCTTAAGAAATGCAGCCACTTCTTTAGAGGTTTTGAGCTTTAACCCTTCAACAATTACTGTATCGAACATACCCATATGTTGTATATTAGTATAAAATTATATATAATCAACTGAAAACCTAAATAATATCATACGAAAAGCTCATATAGCTTCTGTAAGAGATTAATTAAACCCCTTGTTATATTAGGTGTTTTTAGTGCTATAACCTACGTCTCCTTTATTGTTGGTATATTAGAAGGTAAACGTGTATATGGTACATCTTCTAAGTTCTATACAGATTTGCCTAATTCTTGCTTTATAGAAGCTCTTATACATTCCTCTCGGGCCAGCATTGTGTTGAAGAGTGATGTTAATGCATATTCATCCATATATGGTTTCACATACTACCTGGGAGATGATGTAAACAACAAACAAATATTTGGACATGCAGTATCTATATTTGAGTATAAGAACAAATTATGGATATATGATGCTGTGTGGGGCACCATGCTTGTGGGCAAAGCTACCGCCAGAAGTCAATATGAGAGAATGTGCACAGAGTTTATAGAGAAAAGTTACAAATATAAAATTAAGAAATGCTTTGTTGTGGATGATTGGTCTGTGCCTTCAAGCTTCACTGACTAATTGCAAGCGTTCTAATTGTTGCAAGTAACAATCACGTTCTTCTGGATGTTCAACTAATCCTTGATTCAAGTTCATCATGCGCATGTTGTGCAATTGTTGTTGCTGTAATTCTGCAGACAATTTAGAAAATTCTAATTCATAATTTTCAGTCAGCCTCTTGGCTTTCACTTTGCCATAACCTGGTAATCCTTTGATGCAATCTGATGCATCACCTAGTATGCTCTTGTACAACAAATACTTGTTCACATGCACTGGCAAATGCTGTTCACAATTGTGTACATCAATAGTTACTTTCTTGATGGGTGAATACAGTTGTGTATGATCATCAATCAATTGCACCATGTCATTGTCTGTGGATACTACGGTTTTATGTCCAGTCAAATGCTTGCACAAAAATGCAATCACATCATCTGCTTCCAGTATGCCTGGATACATCATGTGAATACTTTGAGCCTGCATGACCTGTTCCAATTCTTCTTCAGCTGCATGCACAGTTTCCCACATGCTACAGTCTCTGTTCTGTTTGTAATCAGCATGCTGGCGTCTGTAATTCTTTTGCCCTTTGATCAAGCGCTTGTCTGACACAGCATATGTTACATCAGGTGCAAAATCGCGCACATACTTGTTGATGCTGCGCATGTATGCAGGCACCATGTCCTGCCCACCAGTGACACGCAACACATGATAAATGCGGTACAACAAATTGGTAGCATCAATGATGAGAATTTTCATGATGCCATGCCCATGATCTTGTTAATGGCTCTGTCTTTGGCTTTGAGCTCCACTTCCCATACCACAGGTTTGCCATAATCAGGTGGTGTATGACATGCATAATCTGCATGCTTGCGAGTGTCACCAATGCCTTCTGAATAATGGAATATGGGCATCACAGGCCATGTGCCATGGGCCAAGTGAAATGCTTCAGATTCAGACAACCCACCAGGCAACATTTTGTGATGCAATGTGTCAAAGGTGATGGGAATGCCTTCGCGTGCATAAAAGTATTTGACCAAATTGCTGATGCTCCACACACCCTTCTTGTTGTCATTGTTCTCAAAAACCAAGCGCTTGGTCACACTGGCAGGGCATTGCTTTAAACTGCGAATGACATTGGCATAGATTGTTTCTGCATCACCATCCTTGCGAATGTGAATGTTGAATGGAGCTTCATATGATTCAGGCAATGCCAGCAATTCAAACACCAATGCATGAGCTTTCAAATCACGAATGCTGTTGGCCACCACTTGAGGATTGTCAGAGGTTAAGCTGATGAATTCTGAAGGATGAGCAGAAAAGCGCAATCCAGATTGCTGCATGCAAGTCTTGGCTGCATCAATGGCATGCATCATTTCTTGTTGCATGGGTAATTTGGCAAAGTCCAGATTCAGATCTGGATGATTGATCACTGGAATCAAGTCACTGCCAATGCGCAGACCAGCCAGGCGCATGCTCTTGCACAACTCTACTGTGGTCTTTAGCGTCTCAAAGTTCTCTATGATTCTATGACACAATACATCCAGGGATTCATTGATGGGTTTCTTCTTGAACTGTGTTACAGTCATGGTGCGAAACTTCACACCTTGTTCATTAAGAACGTTACTCTGACAACACAATGACAACAGCATCAAGTGATTATGCAGGCTTTATATTGCAAGTCAAGCTCAAATGACAAATATATAAACATGCAAGTAAATCTGTATTTTCTGTGACAATGAAGAATAAATAATATTGTATGTCATATAATTCCAATGTAGCGGTTAACCCGGCCATAGTAGAATATGGAAAGTTTGTGCAGCTGCAAGGAGATAGCAGATTTCCTGCTATTTCAGTAACAAGATGGGATTACAGAGATTCAGGCACAGCTCTGTCATCTGTAGATGTGTACCCCAAGTATGCTGTTATTTCATATCTGGCAAACCCGGAGGATATCAAAGTTTCTCTTTCTGCAGAAAATATCAATATGAATTTAGCAGATGTAGAAAATATTCTAAATGTAATTTCTCCTGATGTTACCACAATTAAAAATAACACAGATGCAGTGGAGACTACATTAACAACCATTTCCAACAACATTGGCACCACCAACACCAATGTGGGTACTATCAACACCAATGTGGCTGACATTGAAGCATTGTTAACAAGAACCAACACTTTGGTCAATTCTGTATCTGCATTGCTGGGCAATCAATTAGGCGCCAATGGTGTGGTATTCTGTCAGCCTTCCAATGGCACCATCACCCAAAACTTCAATGCTGTGCAGGTGTTGAGTGCATGCAAATTTTCAGCCATTGCCATTGCCAACTCCACCACCACAGAACTAACCAATTATGAATTTCCCCAAAACTTCGTCTTGACTGCCCCCATCACCAGTCTTGCATTGTCATATGGTGCGGTCATAGCTTTCAAATAATTTTATGCCTCGTCTTTCCCTTGGACTGGGAGTCAGTAGCTCCAGCAAACTGCCCCAAGGCAGAGCCGCACCCCCCGGGATTCCATTGAATTCTTCAACTATCACCTTAAACTTTCCGTCCGCTGTTCATGGGTCTTCGCGAAGTTTTTCTTCTGGAAACTATTCTTTGAGCAGACTTGACAACTCCCAATGGAGAACAAGCGGTCAAGGTCCATTAACTCCTGGTTTTTACTCTGGCTTGGGTTTGACCTATAATGCAAACTGGCCTCAATCTTACGGCGGTTTCCCAGAAGGGAACAACAAGTGGGTTGTTTACAACGGATATAACGATGAGGGCAGTGCTTATATGGATATTTTGTATTACCACCCAACCGCCAACAGTACTTCTATTCCAGTTAATGGGTGGTTGTTGGGCAGTTTTTATGGAACTCCAACAACAGGGGGCGATTTAACCATCACCGCACCCACTTTTCCTAATGTGGCCACAACCAATGTGGTAAATGCTTTGATCAATACTTCAGATGCAGCAACCACATCATACTTGCAATCTTTAGGATTTACTGCTGTGGGCGGGGTGTTCTCTGTTCCTCTAACAAAACAAGTGCCTCCCAGTCAGAATTATCTGAGTGTTGAATATAAAACAACATTTAATGATGGTGCCACATGTGATCTTATTCATTCTGCTGCTGCAAATAATAGATGGTTCTTCTTTATGCGGAAATTTGCATATTATGATGAAGAATTCGGAAATCAATATGATATTCTCATAGGTATCTCTACAACTACAGGTCAAAGCAATGCCACAATACCTGCAGCCAGAAGTTCTTGGTCGGGAACAAATATAAATTCAATGGTTTCTCCTAATTGTTTTTCGTAATTTATTGATCTTTAATATCCATCACAACAATCACTGCCGCTTGATGGACAACCTTTAGTATAATTTTTACCTGGACCCAGGAGTAACATCACTCCCTATTGGCGTAGCTAGTGAAGGTAATGGTGAGGAAGTTACAGGCGGTACAAGATTGGGATTCAATGAGGGATTCATCAAAGGATTAAATTGTTGTGAACCAGAGATGGCACCTGCCCCACTGCCTGCTGGTGCATTACTGCCTGCTGCTTCACCTCCTGCAAGTCAAGCTCAAATGGGGGTGGCTTCAAATGGATTGGGTCTGGAATTAACTGGAGGAACAACTTGTGTCAAAGGAGGCACCACAGCTGGTGCATTGCCTTGAG